CGCCCGTTGGATTCGCAGCACTTGTTTGTAATCGGTTCATCCAATCATCCATTGTCATTTGCCCGGCTGGTTTAGTTTCATCTGCCATCGCTGTTTCTCTAGTTGCATCTTGTTGTCTTGCTCTAACCCTATCTGCTTCCATTTTCTTTTGTCTAGCAAGCATCAATTGTTCTTCAGTCATGCCACTTTTAGCATCGAATATTTTTTGTTTACGTTGTATATTTTCTATTCGCTTTTTATTTTTCTTAGGGTCTAAAGAATCAGGTATCTCAGGTCTATCCGTATCATCAGTTGCACTCCTAGTGTCAGCACCTGCTAAACCTTCTTCATTATATCTAGAAGGGAAGTATTGAGTAAAATCAGTTTCTGCATCGCTTTCAGCACTCATGTTGTTCATTAATGATGCCAAAAATTGTTCTGACTCATCTCCTTCTCTTCTATGTTGAACTCTTTTATCAGGATTATTTCTAAAGTATTCCAACATCTTTTCTTTTTGTGCTGGTGTTTCTACTTCAGCACCTCTAAAAGATGTAGCCAATCTTTGTGGTTGGAACTTACCCTCAGGAGTCAAACCCGTAGGATATGGATTACCGCTTTGATTTGACCTACTTTGTACAGGTGAACTGTCTTGTTCAGGTAGATGTGGTAAGAGAGCCTCTATGCTTTCTGCATTCACAGGGAAATTATTATCCTGTAATAATTTCATCGCTTGCATAACTTTTTGCATATTCAAACCATCAGGAGTAGACTGTTGAGGTTCTTTTGGTAAAATTGGTGCAATTTTTGGCGGGGTAGAAGCGGCTTGGGGTGTTTTTTTGGATTTTGGCTTCCTAAAGTCAGACCGCTTCGCCCCAACTATCTCAGTAAGCCCATGCTTTTCAGGGTTTTGTTGCATATCTAAGACTAATTTTTGTCTTAATGCTTCTTTTTGATGTTCAGGAATGTCCATACCACCTTTGATACCATCTTGAATCACTCTAAAGGCTCTTTGACCTATAGTACCTTTGAAGCCATCAGCATGTGAGACAAAATTAAGTGGTGCTTCTTCTTTAGAAGGTTTATCAATTTGTTTTAGACCAAAATCATTGAACGTGTGGTCGGTCATATCAGGTATATTTAGAATATCATTTTCTATCTTTTTTCGATAATCTTCTCTTTGTTCTTTAGTTAAATCTTTAAGATTTATACCTAATTCTGCAAACTTTTGATTCATTAGTCTGTTAGCAAATTGACCCGCAGTGCCTTTGAATCCTGTTTCGGGATGGTGGACATATGTTTTTTTGTACTTTCTAGATAAGTAATCTTTCCTTTTCTTTCTTGCTTTCAAGACTTCAAAAAAATCACTCATTCTTTCACCCCTAAATTGTAATCCATTGGTTTTTTACAAGTAGCACAATTTTCCCTCCACATGAAATGAAGCATACCACAATGAGTACATCTAGTACCCGATTTGATATTTAGAACATCAGATGCTTTTTGAGCATTGGCTCTTTGTTTGGTGATAACGCCCTTCAAAGGGTTTCTTTCATCAGTGACTATGTTAGGATGGTAATGCTCTTCTGCCCTTACACCTTGTTTTTGAAGCCTTTCTATATCTTCAACATCTAAGTGCTTTAAGCCAAAACTCATTCATTATCCCACCATTCATGCTTTTTGATATACTACTAAAAATATGTTACCTAATACTGTTATAGGTTCAACGGAGATTATTTTTGCACTAGCATAACCACTTAATGCTTCTATGTCCGTTGTCATGCTAGTGCTTAACGCACCGTCATTACCTGCCCCGGAAAACTCCTTAGGGCTATATGGGCCAATAACTTGTATTGCTTTAACCATTTATTTCACCGCCTTAACTGCGGCGACCAAATGCGTACCATGTACCGTCTTGTCCGGCTACAGTTTGTAATACTAATGTTGAACCGTTAATCAATGTAAAAACACCGTCAACCCCCGCCCCTGTGCCAGCAGTAGAAGAGCCAGCATTTGCGCCAGCCCCCACTATTGTTGCAAGCATAGAAGAGAGGTCAATGTTTCCACCTGTATCGCTTCCGCCATTAGTGAAAGTTCCTGTTACCATCATAAGGTCGCCTATGTAATGCGGTCTTGTATCTTGTGTACTTGTAAATGCCATTTTATTTTCACTCTCCGTTTTCTAATGTTTCTGTTTCTATCGGTACTTCAACCGCTTCTTCAACTGCCTCTTCTACAACAGGGGTAGGGGCAGGTGGGTTTAGAGTTTCCTCAACTAGTGTAAGTAAACCACTCTTTGTGGTATAGCCTCTAGAAATTGTTACATTTCTTTCAACTAACCATGCTTTTATGTCACTGTTTCTCCATCCAGCATCAGGGATGCCGTCTAAACCAGCGTCTACGGTTACACCTTCATCACCAATTAAAGTGAACTTAGGTTCTCCAATGACTCTACGCCATTCATCAACCCAAGTTTGACTGACTTCTTTCTCTTCTCCGCGAGTGAAGTCAGTCATTCTTGGGTCAGGACATCTACCGTAGAATGAAGGCCCATTGTATCTTATAATAGGCATTCAAAACCACCTTAATTGTATAGTACAAGTAGTTGTCCGGCTGTTACTGTGCCGCTTGTTTCTAGTGTGATTACTAATCCGCTGTGATTTGTACCTAGAGTTTGTCCACTATTTGCTGTGCCGTTTGCAGGGAATACACCTAGAATTGCTGATGCCCCACCGCTTAATGTTACTGTTGAAGCATCTGCTGTAGAGCCTAGTGTAATAATTGCCATCTTAGGTGCTGCGTCATATCCGTTTGCACCGTCTGAGTTTGATGCGTTGAAAGTACCCGGCCCTCCGCCCGGATAACTTACATCTGCTGCCCCGTCTAACCACTCAGTGGTGTCATGAGTACCTGCTCTAAGTTCCCATGCACCTACTAGTGTTGCTGTTGTGTTACTGCCTGTTACTGTTAATGTATCTGCCATATCTTATTCCTCCTGTATCTTCAATTCTCCACGAACCTCAGACTAAATCCCTCACTGAGCCTTGCGCCCCAAAGAAAGTAGTCCATACTTCACCCATAGTTCGGTAAAGTCCTTCCTGTCCTAGTCTGTTAATTGCGAATGGGTCGCCTGTTTCGATACCGGACTCAAAGTATTGAGTCGGGATTGCTGTACTGAAGTACATGTAATCGGTGTCTAAGAAGTATAGACGGCTGATTCCGCCATCATCAGGCATATCCTTTGTTGGGATAATTGGTACACCGTTGTATGTTGCTACGATGAAACCTGCTTCGATTCCGGGTACACCCTTCACACCGTTGTAGGTAGGGGTAACTCTCTTCTCTTCCATGAATCTTTGTTGTGATTGTAGAAGTTGTTGTAATCTCATTAGAGTATCGTAACCTGTTAGAATAACCTTAGGGTTTCCTCCACGTTCCCAAATGCGCTGGAATAGCGTATCTAAGTGGTCTAGGCTGAAAGTTCTGCGGCTTGCATCTGCTGTATCAGCAGCACAATCCATTTCAGCGTGACTCCATGAGTTAGCACTTCTATCAATTGAGTAGATGTCTAAGTCAGAAGCAGCAGTAACGTGTGCATCGCTGCTTGATGTTTTCAATCCTGTTAATCCTGTTGTACCTGCATCACCAGCAGTAATTCTGTCTAATGACTCAAAGTTATTTGCTGCTGGTGTATCAACATCACCTAATAGCATTTTATTTACCATTTCAGCGTGGTGTTTACCCATTTCTTCTTTCAGAACTGCTCTGATGTCTCCAAGACCATCATCACGGTCTGCTAGGAAAATTGCTGTTTCAGACATATCGAATGTGTGAGCAATTGTCTTAGGTTTTGCACCGATGTGTTGGAATGTAGGTTTTACAGTCTCAGGTAATGTTGCGTTTTCTGCAACTCCACCATGTAGAGCACCGCCGTTAGGCTTTGCAGTAATAACACGCCATCCACTTCTATCCCACGGTTTCTTAGGTAGTATAGAGAACGCATTGAACTCTTGGTTCAGTTGCGACCATACTTTTCTACCATAGA